CACGCGCGGACCTCTTTCTCGTTTGTTCTCGTCATGACCGAGTCGTTGCTCTGGGATAGCCGTCCTTAACCCTCACGGGCGGACGTACCGCAGGGTGGCGGAATGACTCCACTCACTCACTGGCGCCGTGTAAACAACGCGGCCCCAAAGGGGCATTCCCGATTCGAATTAACGAACCATCCCATTTAAGGGACAGACTGGACGACTCTAACGAACACTGAACACGCATGGCCAAATTTTGGGCTTACGAATCCGACTGTCGCCGGCCACAGAATTCTCGCCGAACCCCGACAATGCACGGGAGACACCTGTAACACAGTGTCTCACGACGAACCATTGACGAAGCCGGAGGATGTCTTCGATTCCTCCTACGACCCCATATCCAATGCCAGACGCCATGCGCCGCAGCATCCGTCCACCACCATCTTTTTAGGTACGAACGGGTATGAACGACCGACGCCCAGCGGTCCGACGGCCGATACCCCGAGAGTAACTTGAAGCGATCGATAAAACGAACCCTCAGATTCTCTCCACGTTCATTTTCTTCTTTTGGCTCCCACTTACGACTCCATGACGAAACAGCCAAAACCTCGGCTGCCATGCCAGCCTGTGTCGAGATACAACTCCGACACAGATGACCTTCATGTTTCGTGAACCCCCAACTTCGGAGCTCGTCCGACTCAGACCATGACTTAGCAGGCTTGTCCAGCCTCTCAGGTCTCTGCAGACACTCAGCTTCCCGTCGAAGGAGGTCACTCTCGGCGAGGGCGCTCTCTCCACAGCGTATCCCATAACCCCGAGTCCACGACACCGCACCACGCTTAGCTACCTTACGATGGTAGGTAAGCATGAACGATACAATGAACCGCCGCTTCTTTCCAAACCAACCCCAAGTTGCAGCCTTCAATCGCGACGCGAGAGATTGCTGACTGGGGACTGGCCGGAGAATTGTCGCCGCACGAATTACCGGTATCACCTTACAATGGCGTACCGCACGAGCGTGGAAGAAGGAGGAGTTTATAGAAAAGAAATGTGGATGGCGCAGGGTCTTACCCCGAGAAAGGGTAAGGCCGGCAGCTGCCACACCGGCAGCCCAGCGAGAAGCCTCAGAAGGCGAACAGCGGAAGACAATATCATCCCCGTTGATTCGCAGAGGCATCTCTACGGCACGCTCGAACCCGAGCGTGTGCACAACACCGAGAAAATTAATGAAACATAAAAGTGGAAAGGAGAGAAGGTTCCCCATCAGTTGCCCCGACCGCTGAACAGTCGGGACACCATCTCTTACGAGAAGCGCACCTAGCGACGCTAGTGCTGCCTTCTGGATGCCGACGGGGATGAAGGAGGAAGAAGCAAAAATCGCGCGGAGTACGTGTTCTGAGTGCACTGAGTTCAAATTATCAGTCGCAGACTCGTAGTCCCCCGAAACGAAAATCTCACCTGCCTTCGTTCGGAACTCCTTCAACGATTTCACTCCAGCATCGCCCCTCAGAATCCACTTATGCGAACACAAAGTGGAGTACAGGAGGAGATGCAACGGGAGGAGCTGGAACTGGAGAAAAGAAGCGACAGTAACTATACGTTTCTTTCCATCACGGTCCACAACGCTCACTCTGCGCTCAGCAGGGATGGGCTCCCCACGGAGCAAGAGGTCGAAGAAGGAGACGGCGTCAAGGCCGGCGGCTTTTGCAGCCTCGAGGGCGCCACCTTTACTTCGGGAGCACTCATAAGAGCTCGACCGAGCTATCTCGACTTTCTTACAACAGTCGAGGTAGCGCTGATCCCAGCCTGCCTTGAAGACGCGTGGCACAGTCGAATAGACTGTACGCACAAAAGACGCGTCGGGCACAGAGGGCTGGTTCAGCTGATGGAGGTAGGCGTCCACATTAGGCTCTGCCGCAGGAATAACCTTGCGCAGAAGGAAAAGTGAAGCAAAAAAAGACAGATCAGAAGGAGTGGACGAGGGTTTTAAACCCTCTAATGGAGCCGATAGAATAGACTTCGACTCGGGCTCAGCAAGGGAAGGTAGAGTAGCGATATCATTGAATATCCCCTCAAAAAGCCTTTTTGCCCCTTGCTGGATTCGACAGTTGTCAGAAAACTGCCGCGACGACTTGACAAAGTCAGTC